GGTGTATGGCGCATTGTTGCCGAACTGGTGCCGACTGAGGCGGAGACCACGCTGATGGAGGTCTATCGCGAACGTCAGTTGCAGGGGCTGGCGTCTGGCTCCTGTCGTGAGGCCCGTAAGGTTAATGGTAGTGAGAATGCCAGGTCTGCGGGTTATCTGGCAGGTCGTCAGGCGCAGCTGAATCATGGTGTGAATGGTGCGAGTAATGAGCCTCTGGCTATTGGAGGTGGCACGTGAAATTTATCCGCTTCAACTTATGGCGCTGGCTGTGGGGCCGCGTGTGGCTCTTGAGTGAGCGTAGCGGCACTGGTCTTGGTCGTTTTGCTCCGTGGGTTTTCCATCAAGCAACGGGCTGTGATACGAAATTTAATAAGGTGAAAATGATGGATGCCAGACTGACAGAAGCACAGCTGCTATTCCGTTTGCAGGAGTTCTCTGGCGCAGAACAGGATGCCATTGCAATGGGGGATCACGAATTTGCACGTGAATGTGCTGATGTGGTGAGCATTATTCGCGAGCTTCAGGCATGCCGCGAGGCGGCAGATAAGCCGGTGCTCAATGTGCTGTTTAAGAATGGCTGGCCAGTGGATGGCACTACCGGGATTATCGGTGGTTCACCGAGCTTTCCTGATGGATACCACGATTTTTACGCTACCCCTCAGCAAGAGCCTGGGCGTAAGCGGGTCCGTCGCGAACATGCGGCGTGGTCACTGGCTACATTTGGGGATGTTGGGCCAGTTGGTCCGCTGAAGCACCTCTCCAGAGAAGCGCTGGAAGCGGCCGCTAACCCATGCGACCCGTTTGAGTGGGCAGATATGCAGTTTCTGCTGTGGGATGCTCAGATGCGTATGGGAATTTCGGACGAGTTTATCACCTGGGCGATGGTTGAGAAGCTGGCGATAAACAAGGCACGTCAGTGGCCAGAGCCAAAAGACGGTGAACCATGCCTGCACATCAAAGAGCCGCCAGTACCAGAGAGCCAATGGACGCATGAAAGCAACGGAGAACCTAATGAATAATATCATGATCGATATCGAAACCCTGGGTAAAAAGAGAGGGTGTCCGGTGCTCTCCATTGCTGCCGTACAGTTTGATCTGCAGTCTGGTGGTGTTGGCACGACCTTCTATGAGCGAATGAGCATTGATGCGGCACTTGCTTATGGCTTGCCGGAAATCGGTACACTGGAATGGTGGGATAAGCAGAGTGCTGAAGCGCGTGGTGCTGCATTTAACGGTACGCGTCCCCCCTCCAGCGTTGCGGGTGAGTTGCGGGGTTTCCTGCATAACGCGGGTGGTGGCCGCTGTATTCCGTGGGGCAATGGTTCAGTCTTTGATATCACTATTCTGGAGGGGTGGTTTGACCGGGTTGACCCGATGGTTGATGCCAGGGGAGACGACATCTACCCGTGGAAGTTTTGGGATATTGCAGATCTGCGCACGCTGGTACGCTTGTCCGGGATTAATGTGAAAACGATCCCGTTCGATGGTGAAAAGCACAATGCACTGGCAGATGCCCTGCACCAGGTGAAAATTGCTCACGCAGCCTATAGCGCACTTTCTGATTCATGTCGGGGTGGCTGATGGCGAATCTCATTAAAGTGATCCACACCGGCAAAAAGTTCCTGGGATGGGATGATGAAACTTACCGTGCCGTTCTGGCGCGGGTGACAGGTAAGCGCAGTGCGCGTGACTGTTCTGAGTCGGAGCTGGAGAGCGTGTTGCGCTATATGCGTGGTCAGGGGTTTGCGCCAGCGGCGAAGACCGGGCGCAGACCGGGTGTAGCCGTCGGGCGTAAGGCGATGCTCAGCAAGATTGAAGCGCTGCTGGCTGAAGCCGGTCGTCCGTGGTCATATCTGGATGGTGTTACAGAGCGCATGCTGGGGGAGAAAAAGCCTGTTGAGTGGCTGAATGACGACCAGTTGCGTAAAGTCATGCAGATGCTGATTGTTGACGCGAGACGTCACGGGAGGTTGTAATATGCGCAAGTTTGACATTGCATCCCTTGAAGACCTGTTACCGGAAACCGTGCGTCAGATTGCGCTGGTGATCGGTTTTCCGGCAACTCAGCAACTGATTGAGCGTTTCGGCGGTGCGTGTTTTCCTGTCGGTCGGGGAAACCGACAGACCGGAGAACGCCGTCTCGAACTGCTGCGTGAAACCGTCGGTGAGGATAATACACGGTTGCTGATGCAGCACTTCGGCGGGGAAAGTTCACTGGTGATCCCCCGTTGCGCCGTTGCGTTCCGGGAGTGGCGTAACCGCTGTTTTCTGGAGGATGTTGACGAGCTGGTCAGCAACGGGGAATCCCTGCGCATGGCGCTGACACTGACGGCACCGCGCTACGGTATCGCAAATACCTGGGCGTGGGCTATACTGGCCCGTCGTCGCAGTCCGCCACCTGCCTCTCAGGGTGATCTCTTCTGATTTTGTTATCCTGACCGCTTCACCCCCGTATCACGTCTCACCACAGACGACCTGCCACAATAACCCTCACATTTTGTTGAGGGTTTTTAATGAAAGCAAATATCAACATCTTCGCCTGCAGGACGCTGTTGCTGACAGCCGTTCTGACGATGGTGGCCTGCTCTGGCGTGTCATTTACGCATTCGGATAATACCGACGGATTCGGGTTCACCAATGCCGAAGTCCAGCCAGGGGCCACTGTCATCATGACCTACCCGGATGGATCTGCCTGCATCGATACCCGCGCAAGGGAGGGGAAAACCTGTCAGCTGATGGTGCCGTCATCTTCCGGCGCATCCGGTATACCTGATGCCACTGACACCCCTGCTGCGCCTGCCATGCCGGAGGCTAAGCCATGAACGAACAAACCAGCCATCTTCTTGCCACCCTGCTGCAAAAGGCCCTCTCCGGGATTGATTCGGCGGTGGCATTCAGCCAGGCGCAGTTACCGGATGTTATTCGCCAGCTACTGCTCTGGAAAGCTGCCCTGTACGGCCTGCGTATCATTGTAGGCACTCTGTTGCTATGGGGTTGCGTCGTGCTGTTCCGTAAGGGTCTGGAGTGGAATAGAAGCCTGGCTACCGATACGCAGGGTTTCGTGAGCCTCCTCCTGTCAGGGGTTGTCGGCCTGTTCGTCGTCGTTATGGTGCTGAGTAATACCGGCAACCTGCTTCAGATATGGCTCGCTCCAAAAATCTGGCTCATTGAATATGCTGCAGACCTGATGAGGTCGGGAGGTCACTGATGCGTCTCTCAGTGGTGTTATTGATGGCCTGCGTACTGTCTGGCTGTGTCCGGCAACGCGCCAGCGTGAGTATTTTCTCCACGGCGGCAGCGTTGTCAGTTACCACTGAGACGGTCGATGGTCAGGTGGTCGTGTACAGCACAAGTGGAAACCGCAGGCGATAACATTTCCGCTGCTGTCGGGCGGGTTCAGGGAAGTATGGCAAGTGTAAATGGTGACGTAAATGGCACATCCGCAGGCACTTAAAGACGCCATCAGGCGTGATTACATCGCTCAGGGGATTTCCCCGGAAGTGCTGGGGCCGATGCATGGCGTGAGCGTGGCTACTGTTCTTCGCTGGCGCCGTGATGCCCGCGCAAATGGCGACGACTGGGACAAACAACGCGCCGCCCGTCGCCTGTCGTCCGGTTTGCCGGAAGACGTCGCCCGCGAGCTGGTGATGGAGTTCATGGAGCATCAGCAGCACGCGATGGAGCAGTTGCGTAAGTGGCGGGAATGCACAGACGGTCAGGCGGCAATGCCCGCCGATGAGTACGCCAGCCTGCTGGTCAGGCTGCAGGACGGTTTTAACAAAATGATTGCCGCCAGCAGGCGCATCCTGCCGGAAACCGACCGGCTGATTGTGGCCGCTGGTGTGGTCGAGGATTTAGCTGCATTTCTGAGTGAGAAACATCCGTCGCTGATGGCGGGTTTTCTGGACGTATTACCTGAGTTTCAGCAGATAGTGGAGAAAAAATATGGCTGAAATCAACAAGCCCGTTAAGCAGTTTATCGCGCTCAGTGACCGTAATTCGGTGCGGGCCGATTCCGTTGTTCGTGTGTATGTGCAGAGCGATTACCTGATGGTGCAGACCGCTGATGGTGAGATATATCAGGCTGATGGTCTCTATGCCCGGTCGGTGTGGCAGGCCAAAGCGCAGTTGCTCGAGCAGATTGAAGCAGCGCTGGCTTGCCGTCATCCGGTCTGATGGCAGTTTTTGGTATTCCCTGAGTTTCAATAAATTGTGGAGAAAAAATATGGCAAGCCCATTGATTATGATCGGTGACGAGCTTTCAGTTCGCGCTAACTGCATTGTGGCTGTGGAGGTTTCAGGCACGATAGTGATTGTCTATCCTGACACGGGGCACGCTCCTTTTTGCATTGATATGGATACTAGTGCTGCCGCCCGTGACCAGCGTAATCGCATTCTGGCGGCTGTTAATGATGCAGATAAGATCGATTTTTTGACGATGGGTGGGCGCAGTTCAACGAATGCTTTGAATGCAGAGCCAGCCGAGACGGTGAGCACAAAAAACACCCCCGATGAGAGCAGACTGTCGAGGGTGAGCAGGATAGCCGGGATGCTTCAGCAGGAATTCGGTGACACGATGAAACAGGTGGGTTTTCAGCATGATTTATGGGTTGCGCTGCAGGTGGTCTATGGCCCCGGTGGGGCCGCAGAGTTTATTGCTGATTGCCAGAATCCCCGACGATAGCCGTCTTCAACGTTTGATAAATGTGCTGGTAGTCAGTCTGAATATCCTGCCGTTTTTGATTTTCGCCAGCGATTTGTAGCGCATCATTCGGCATTTTATCGATTTCATCCCTGCTCAGATGAGTCACTGAAGTCGCATGGCCAGACGGGAATTCCGTCATATAGATCTGGATTGCCAGACGGGTAATTTCAATTTTCTGGTCAATGGTTAGTTTTTCTGTATCAGACATAAAGCCTCTCTGTGTAATGGGTCATTGTTGGCAGCGATATCCTGGCACAGGGAGGCTTTATTTTTAAGAGGTTAACGGGTGACAAAATCTTCGCTTAAAGCCTTTCGCGAAAAAATCGCCCGCATTCAGGGTGAGCTGCGCGACCGTATAGAGAGTGCGAGCTGTGGGCTTGACAGCAGCCCGGAGGCGATTCAGGCCCGACGTTCACAGGTCAGCGATCCGGTGACCGGGTTTCGCTTTTTCGTGAACACCTATTTTCAGCATCACCTTCATCACCCTGAGACCAGTGAACTGCATGAGTATCTGTATGAGCGCCTGCCTCAGATTGTCGCCAGCCCTGAGAGCGAGAATGACGTTATCGCCGCCCCGCGCGGTGAGGCAAAAACCACCCTCGGCCAGCAGCTGTTTGACCTGTGGTGCGTTGTCCTTGAGCTGAAAAAATTCATCATTATCGCGTTCGATACCGCCGCGCAGTCGGCGGAATCACTGGAAGTTATCAAGGCCGAACTGCTGTATAACGCTGGTCTGGCGCTGGACTACCCGGAAGCCTGCGGGCAGGGGCGCGTCTGGCGTATCGGCTGCATTCTGACGGCATCGGGCATCAAAATCGAGTCAGCCGGTCAGGGACAGAGCCTGCGTGGTCGTAAGCACGGCGCGTACCGTCCGGACCTTGTTCACCTCGATGACCTCGAAAACGACGAGAACGTGGTGACGCCAAAGCAGCGCGACAAGCTGGAGAAGTGGCTTAACAGTACCGTTCTGCCGCTGGGCGGGGCCGGGGTGAAGCTGGATGTTATCTACGTCGGCTCAATCCTGCACTATGACTCGGTGCTGGCCCGCACCATGAAAAACCCGCTGTGGAATGCGAAGCGCTTCCAGGCCATTCTCGCATGGCCGGACGACATGACCCGCTGGGATGAGTGGGAGGCTATCCTGCGCACGCAGGGCAAAGCCGCCGCTAAAGCGTTCTATAACCGAAACCAGAAAGCGATGCTGAAAGGCTCCCGCGTCTCATGGGCGGCTCGTCCGCTGCTGGCGCTGATGCTTATCCGGGTACGTGTCGGCACCCGCGCGTTCGATGCGGAATACCAGAACGATCCGGTCAGCGGCGAGAACGCCATCTTCCACGGCTGTATTCACGAATATCGGGAGCTGGAGCCTGATTTGGTGTATTTCGGGGCCGTTGACCCGTCGCTTGGCAAAAACAACACGCGGGGGAATGACCCCAGCGCGCTGCTGGTTGGCGGCTGGCATCGCATCAAAAAGGTACTCAAGGTGGTCCGGGCCGATATTCGTGTCCGCAAGCCGAAGAAAATTATCACCGATGTGATCGCGCTGCAGCGTGAGTTTGGCTGTATTGCCTGGGCGTTTGAGTCGGTGCAGTTCCAGGACTTCCTGCGTGAAACGCTGATAGAAGAGTCCCTGAAGGCAGGCGTCCCCGTTCCGGCCCGCTCGGTTATTCCCACCACCGACAAGCACGGGCGCATTGAGTCCCTGCAGCCGTTTATGGAAAACGAGCGCATTCTTATCAGCCACCTGCTGTCCACCCTGCGAGAACAGCTGATGCATTTCCCGATGGCGGACCATGATGACGGACCGGATGCGCTGCAGATGCTGTTTGCCATCGCGTCCACCAGTGTGGGGCGCTTTGAGTTTATCCCTGTGAGTGCGGTGGGTAGCGATGATGATGACGACGATGACGATGATCCCGGTGGATTTGGCGAGGGGGGATGGTAAATGGACATAAAAGGTGTTTTTAAACGGTATTTCAGCCGCATTAAAACAGAACCGATGCAGAGTGACGAAGATCCGTATCTGTACCGGGAATTTCCTGAGCACCCGTCCACCGGACTGGATATCCAGCGTATCTATACGCTGTTTCAGGCAGCGGAACAGGGGGATATCCAGGCACAGAGCGATCTGTTTACGGACATGGAAGAGCGTGACGGTCATCTGTTCGCTGAGATGTCCAAGCGCAAACGGGCGTTGCTGACGCTGCCGTTCAGTGTTAAAGCCCCGCCGGATGCGACGGAGGCTGAAAAGAAAATTGCGGCGGAAGCGGACTGGTGGCTGCACCAGTTGCCGGGGCGTCGTGAAATGCTGATGGATATGCTGGATGCCATCGGGCACGGTTTTTCCTGTACCGAAATTGAATGGGGCCAGAAAGGCGATCTGACGCTGCCGGTGAAGTTTCACAAGCGGGCGGCGCGGATGTTCACCATGCCGCAGGATGATCTTAACCAGATAAACCTGCGTCGTGGCGGTGCCGACGGCGAGCCGTTGTGGGATTTGGGCTGGCTGGTTCACCGGCACAAATCGAAATCTGGCCCCGTTGCGCAAAGCGGACTGTTCCGCGTGCTGGTCTGGACCTACCTGTTCAAGAACCTCTCCGCCCGCGACTGGGCGCAGTTCCTGAACCTCTATGGTCTGCCGTTCCGTATCGGCAAATACGATACCTCGATGGGCGATAAAGAGCGGTCCAGGCTGTTACGCGGTATCCGGCAACTGGCCCGCGAAGGTGGCGGGATCATCCCGAAAGATGCCGATATCCAGCTGATTGCCCCGTCAGCAAACCAGAGCGCGCCGTTCTTCGCGATGGTGGACTGGTGCGAGAAGGTACAGTCAAAAGTCATTCTGGGCGGAACGCTGACCAGCCAGGCGGACGGTAAATCCTCCACCAACGCTCTTGGCAATATTCACAACGAGGTGCGCCATGACCTGCTGACCGGGGATGCCGAGATGGTGGCGGAAACCCTGACGCAACAACTGCTGTGGCCTGTTCTGGCGCTGAACGGACGGTTTGATCCTGCCCGTGCGCCATGGGTGGAGTTTGACACCCGTGAAGCGACGGACCTGAACACGCTGATGGATGTTGTCCTCAAGGCGCAGGGCGCAGGCTTTGACATCACCGCACAGTGGCTGTCCGACAAGAGCGGTATTCCGCTGCCGCAGCAGGGCCAGACGATACTGAAACCCGTCAGCCGTCAGTTACCGGGGGAAGCGGCGCTGTCGCAGGTCATGCAGGCAAGGCTTGCCGCTCTGTCGCTGCCCGCGCCCTCTACGGACGAGGTACAGTCACAACTGGATGCGGCACCGCAGCTGCTGGCCGCACAGGCCAGCGCTGCCGCCGAAACCATGCTGCGCCCACTGATTGACAGCATCAGGTCCGCGCAGTCGCCGGATGAGGTGTATGCGCTGCTGGCAGCGAGTTATCCGACGCTGAACGATGCGTCGCTTCGCGAACTGGTCGGGCAGGCTGTGTTTGCGGCTGACGTGCTGGGGCAGCATTATGCCTGATGTCAATGCAGGCTTTGCCATGACACTGCCGCCGACGAAGGCCATCAGCTATTTCCAGTCAAAGGGCATAACGCCCTCAATGGGCTGGAAAGAGCTGGAAGATGAGGCGCACGCGGTACAGTTTACGGTCGCCGGGATCACGAAGCTGGATGTGCTCAATGATATCCATCAGGGACTGAGCAACGCGCTGGCGAACGGCTCCACCCTGCGCCAGTTTCAGGATGAGGTCGAGCCGCTGTTGCAGCGTAAGGGCTGGCTGGGGCGCGGGCTGGTTGCCGATGAAGACGGCGTGCTGCAGGGCAAACAGCTGATGCCGTACCGGCTGGAGACGATTTTCAGGACAAATATTCAGTCAGCCTATGCGGCAGGCCGCTGGCAGCAGCAGATGCGGGGTGTCGCCGATCGCCCGTACCTTGAATACAACGCGGTCATGGACAACAGAACGCGTCCGCTGCATGCTTCCCTCAACGGGCGCGTGTTCCGCTGGGATGACCCCATCTGGCAGACCATCTACCCGCCGAACGGGTATAACTGCCGCTGCTGGGTGCGGGCGCTGACGAAAGCCCAGCTTGACAAGCACCCGGTTGGCCTTGAGAGCAGCGCCGGTCGGCTGGTCACCGTGCAGCAGCCTTACGGTACGGATGGCGAAATGCGCCCCGTGACGGCGTACCGTGATCCAAAGACGGGGCAGCTGCTGGTGCCGGATGCGGGTTTTCATCTCAATCCGGGGCACGGTTATCTGGCGGGTCTCGGTCAGTCGCTGCTGGAGAAAAGTACTACGGCGGCACCAGAGCTGGCGGCGGTGGCCGTGCAGGAAACGCTCGGCAATAACCGACTGGCCACCACGATGAACCGGGATGTGCATCAGTGGTCGCAGCGCCTGACGCCTGCATCCTCCGGTGATTTCCGGCGTGTGGGGGCGCTTTCCCCGCGCGTGCTGTCCCGTCTGCACACCGGTGGCGTACTGCCGTCGCCGGTGATCACCCTGACGGCAGATGCCTGCCTGGAAAACCAGGAGGACGGTGCATCGTTGTGGCCGCGCCTTATCTCTGCGTTTTACCGTCCGGTGGCGGTGTTTCTGCAGGATAACGTGCTGAATATGGTGACCGGTGATAACGGGGTGTACCAGACCGTCACCCTGAACGCCGCGAAAACGGGTTTTCAGACGGGCCTTATTCGTTCATGGTCACCGGCACACGCGTCGGGAAGTCTCCTGCTTGATGGCCAGTTCCCGGAGGTGTCAGAGTGATTGATATCGAGCTGACAGTTCCGCCAGACCTTGAACGCCTGCTGGACGAGCTGGAGCGGCGCGTGAAAAACCGCGCCCCGCTGATGGAAAAAATCGCCGGGATCATGATGAACGCGGTGGATGAAAACTTTATCCACGGCGGGCGTCCGGCATGGGAGCCGCTGAAATACCGTGATGGTAAGCCCCTGCAGATGTCAGGCCGGTTGCACGGCTCCATCCACCCGTGGAATGATAACGACAGCGCGGTGGTCGGCACCAACGTGGTCTATGCGGCTATCCAGAACTTTGGCGGTAAGACCCGTGCGCATGAAATCCGTCCCCGGCATAAAAAAGCGCTGGCCTTTGGCGGACGGTTTGCCCGTAAGGTTAACCACCCCGGCTCTGATATTCCGGCCAGACCCTTTCTGGTGCTGACGGAGGCGGATTACGAAGAGATCCGCCAGGCGATTCTGGAGTATATCGCCGGAAACGGTGAATGACGCCACAGACGCGCTGTAAGCGTCTGTGAAAGCGCAGCGGTAACATCGTACTGCCGAAATCCCGTTAAACGATTCTGACGCGATTTAAACGGGTTTTAAATCGGGTTGTCTGCGCGTATGCTGATGACGTTTCGTTATTTTGCCCTCACTCCCTGTTCGTTCCCGCTTCACTCCCGTAACTGTTTCCCCTTTTTCTGACGCCGTATCCTGCCTCCAGCGTTACGGCTCAGAAAGGATGATTTACCCCATGTGGAAACTTGCGACCGCCTCGATTGCCGGTATCAACAAGGACAACACGGCCCGCATTCAGTTGTTTCCTGCTGGCTGGTTCGGTGCGCCTGATGGCAGCGGTCAGCGCTGGTATATGGATGCCGCACTGGCACAAAACCTGATAGACGCCGCAAACCGCCGAATCAATCACTACACCTTCGACTACGAACACCAGTCCCTGAATGCTCCTAAGGCTAATGGTCCGGTGCCAGCCTCCGGCTGGTTCAAGTCGCTGTCATGGGTGGAAGGTGAAGGTCTCTTTGCGGATGTGCTCTGGACGACCCGCGCCGCATCGCTTATCCAGGCAGATGAGTACCGCTACGTTTCCCCGACGTTTCGTTATGACAAAAACGGTCACGTCCGGGAGCTGGTGAATGCCGCCCTGACCAATATGCCGGTACTCGACGGTATGCGTCAGGTGGCGGCGTCCATGATGTTTTATGACAACGGAGAAACACCGATGAACGAAAACCTTCGCCTCGCGCTGTGCGCCATTCTTGGGCTGGGTAATGAGGCAGACGAGGCCGCCATTCAGACCGCCGTCGACACACTGCAGAACGGCGAGCTGAAAGCGGCGAAATGTTCTTCTGTCGGCGCGCTGCTGGCTGCGCATAAAACGCAGCTGGCGCAAAAAGACCAGGCCATTCAGGACGGACAGAACCAGATTGCCTCCCTGTCGACTGCCGGTCAGGGCGGCAGGCCAGACCCGACAAAATATGTGCCGGTGGCCGTGGTCGATGATCTGCGTGCTGAACTGGCCTCCCTGTCCTCTCAGGTTCAGGGCGACAAGGTCGATGCGCTGCTGACCGCCGCGCTCAGCGATGGCCGTGTGATGAAGGGCGCGGATGAGGACAACCTGCGCGAACTGGGTAAAAGCGACTTTGCGCTGATGGAAAAAATGATCGGTGCCCGCAAGCCGATTCAGGCGCTGTCCCGCATGCAGACGCAGGGCATGACTCTTGATGATAAAGGTAAGCCAGTGCCGGATGCCGGAGCACTGGCGGTCTGTGGGCAGTTTGCTGACTTCGGGCTGGATGAAGCGGCGTTTAATGAAGCTTACGCGAAGGAGATGAGCAATGGCCCTTACTGATGTGCAAAAAGCCGACGTTGATGCTCCGTACATTGACGGTGAATTAATCCCGGTTCCCGCCGCTGCCGGTGAGCTTATCCCGGCGGGCACCATCGTCTGTATCAATGCTGACGGTCTGGCCGTAGGTGGTCAGGTTGCGCCGGACCTGGTGTATGCCGGGCGCGCCGAAGAGCGTGCGGACAACACCGGTGGCGGGAATGGTGACATTCCCGTGCTGGTTCGCCGCCATAAAGCCTTTCGCTGGGCGAACGATGGCACGGTGACCCAGGCAGCGCTGGGTAAACGCATTTTTATCCTGGATAACCGCACGCTGACGAACGCTGCCGGAATTGATGACACCACACATTCCCCGTCCGGCGTTGTGGTGATGCTTGCCAGCGACGGCGTGTGGACTGAGTAAAAGGAAAACCCCATGATTTTAAACAGAAACAACCTGACTGCGCTGTTTGTGGCCCTGAAAACCACCTTCAGCAACGCCTTTGACGCGGCTCCCTCTCAGTGGGATCAGGTCGCCACGCTGGTGCCCTCCACCACCCGAACCAATGATTATGCCTGGCTTGACCGCTTTCCCCGCCTGAAGAAGTGGGTGGGCGATAAAGTCGTGAAGGCGCTGACGCAGCACAGTTACACCCTGACCAACGACTCTTACGAAGCCACGGTTGAAGTCGACCGCGACGACATCGAGGACGATCAGATTGGGATTTACGCCCCACAGGCACAGGACGCCGGGTTCAGCGCAAAACAGTGGCCGGATGAACTGGTCTTTGAAGCGCTTAACGAAGCGTTTAAGGCGAAATGCTATGACGGTCAGCCGTTTATCTCTGACAAGCATCCTAACGGCAAGGACAAAGACGGTAAGGACGTGGTGGTCAGTAATCTTGGCTCAGCGAAGCTGTCCGCCGCGTCTGTCGCTGATGCGCAGAAATCCTACGGTGCGGCCCGCACGGCGCTGCGCCGTATGAAGGATGTGGAAGGCCGACCGCTCAACGTGCAGCCAGTGCTGCTGGTTGTCCCTCCGGCGCTGGAAGACACCGCCAATGCCCTGATGACCGCCGAACGTCTGGATGACGGGAAAGCCAACATCTACAAGGGCACCGCGAAGGTGCTGGTCGTGCCGTGGCTCACCAGCGATACCGCCTGGTTCCTGATGGATACCACCCGTGCCATCAAGCCGCTGATTTTCCAGCAGCGTAAAAAGCCGATTTTTGTATCCCAGCAGGACATGAATAACCCGGATGTCTTTAACCGCAAGAAGCTGAAGTTTGGTGCGGAAGCGCGCGGGGCTGCCGGGTACGGACTGTGGCAGATGATTTACGGCTCAACGGGGACGGCATAATGGTTTACGCGACGCCGGAGGATTACATCTCGTTTTTCACCGTGCGTGACGCTGCGACGGTCACGGCTCCCCGTGGCCGCGCTGACCCGGATGAAGCGCGTATTGAGCGTCACCTGCAGTCAGCCAGTCGACGCATGGATTCTTATATCGGTGCCCGGTACGTCCTGCCACTGACCGATGTGCCGGAGGCGTTGCGGGACTACTGCTGTGACATTGCCCGCTTTCTGATGACCGGCACCGAGCACCGCTGCACCGACGAAATCCGCATTCGTTACGAGGATGCCATCAGCTGGCTCCAGCGGGTTGCCGCCGGGAAGGTCAGCATCGGCACCAGTACGCAGAGTGGCGCGACGGTTGCCGTGTCCACGCCGGATGTGGAGTTTTACAGCGATGGTCAGGACCTGTGGAGCCGCAGGCGCACCGGCGGAGGGTGTTACTGATGATAACCACCATTGAAGATGCGCTCTGTTTACGCCTGCATGAAGGGCTGGGGCTGATGGTCTCGGACGTGGTGAGCTGGGATGTGATGACCGACGATCTGGCCGTCATCCTCGGGCGGCTGCCCGGCGCGTTCGTCACCTTCACCGGCATCACTTCAAGCGTGGCGCACGACACCCGTCGCACCCGCTATAAGGTATCCGGCAGGTTTGGCGTTTACGTGGCGGATTACAACCTGCGTGAGAACGAAGCCATCCGGCACGGCGGTGTGCGGCTGGATGAACCGGGGTGTTACCGGATGGTGCGCGCGGTTCGCCGCCTGCTGTCCGGGCAGGATTTGGGGCTGAATATTGGCTGCCTGCAACCGGCAACCGTCCGCCCCGTGACCAACCGGGTTTTCAGTGAACAGGCGGTGGCCATGTATGAATGTCTCTTTGATACCACCTGGTATGAAGACACTCTGCCGAACCGGAGCTGGCCGGTGCCGCCGGACAGTGACGACCTGCCGGATATGGATTTTGTTCGCTGGCAGGGGCGGATGGATGCGCCAGTACCACCGCACCACTCAACGCACGGCGCGTTCTCCATTGACGGGGAAGTGGTCGCGCAGGACATCGTGAACCACCAGAAGACGACGGAGACATCTGATGATTAAGGTTGTGGCCCGCTCCGGGCTGAAAGTACCGATGGAACACAACGCCCGGCGCTATATCACCGACAAGCCCGTGGTCGTGGACGAGTGTTCAACCTATTACCAGCGCCGCTTGCGTGATGGCGACCTGCTTCCTGCGAAGGATGAGGCAGAGGCTGTCGTTCAGGTGCAAGCGCCGTTACAGGATGCCCACGCGCACCCTGTGGCCACTGATAAAAAACGAGGTCATTCATGACAGATATTATTCCCACCTCCACGCGCGTTCCCGGCACCTATGTGGGGTATGACTTCTCGCGTGCCGGACGTGCCCTGGCCTCCGGTGAAGAGTATGTGGTGATTCTGGCGCAGCGTCTCGCGACAGGCCAGATTGCTGCCCTGACGCCCACCGACGTCTTCAGCGCAGAAGAAGCTGCGGATTACTTTGGCCGTGGCTCGCAGGCACACCGGATGGTGGCAAAGGCGATTGATGCCAACGCTAACCTGAAGCTGGCGGTCTGTGCGCTGGATGATGACGGTGCCGCCGTGGCGGCCACCGGGGGCGTGGCGCTTGCCGGGACCGCCAGCAGCAGCGGGCAGGTTCGCCTGCAGGTGGCCGGAGTGACCGTCGCCGTTGCCGTCAGTACCGGTGATGAAGCCGCCGACCTGATGACAGCGCTGGTACAGGCCGTGGTCAGCAAGCCGGATTTACCCCTGACTGCAGCGGCGGGCAGCGTGACCGTGCAGGGTGCGCCTGCGGACGGTGTGGTGCTGACCGCGCGCAATAAAGGTGCCTGCGGTAACGAAGCCGGCCTGACGCTCACCGTCACGGCGACCGGCTTAACCGGCACGCTGATCGCGATGAGCGGTGGTCAGGGCGATCCTGAACTGGCCCCGGCGTTGTCAGCGATTTTCAGCGCCGGTCATACCGTGGTGGTCACGCCGTACTCGACGGATGATGCGCTGAGCGCGCTGGCCACGCACCTTGATAAGGTCTCCGGGCCGACGGAACAGCGCGGTGCCGTGGGCATTGCCGGATGGCGTGGCACACTTGCGACGGGCACCACCCTGACAGGCAAACTCAACGCCTCCCGCATCTCAACGGGCTGGCATAACGCCTCGGTGCTGTCTAACGGAGAGCTGGCCGCCGTCTACGGGGCGGTTCTGGCCAGTGAAGATGATCCGTCAGAACCCATCGACAATATCGTGTTGCCGGGGCTGGATATCCCGCCGCAGGCGACCTGGCCGATGCGTACCGAGGAAGAGAACGCGCTGCACAACGGCCTCACGCCGTACAGGGTGGCAGGCGACAGCGTGCAGCTGGTCCGCGCTATCAGTACGTACATCAAAAACAGTGAAGGCATTGAGGATGCGACCCTGCTTGATCTGACGACCATCCGCACGCTGGATTATGTGCGCATCGCCTGGCGTACCCGTATGTCACAGCGTTTTCCGAACGGTGGCAAGCTGACGGATCGTCGCCTGCTGCAGATCAAGTCCGAGACGCTGGATGTGCTCTATGCCCTCGAAGGGCTGGAGATGGTGGAAAACATCGATGCGTATAAAGACCAGGTCATCGTCGTGCGCAATGCCCGTGACGATACCCGCGCGGATGCGTCAATTCCGGCCCCGGTTGTGCGCGGACTGCACATCCTGACCGGCACTATTTACCTGTATTAAGGAGTCAGCCGATGTCTGATGAATACGTCGGGCCGATTGTCCTTGAGGTCAACGGCACAGAAATCGAAGTTACCCGCGTCAACCCGACGGTGGATACGGGGCGCAAGCTGGTCAAGACCATGAACTCAACGGGCCGTGCCCGTGGTCATGTGAACGGCATCGCCACCTACAACCTGACGGTAGAGGCGGTTAAGCCGAAAGGCCGAACCATCATCTGGGAAAACATCACCGACGGCAAGCTGTCGCTGTACCCCGAGGATGACCGCAGCAGTGACAAGACCATTACCTATCAGAACTTTACCGTCCAGACGGTGAGCGACGAGTACAACGTGGATAACGAAGCGCGCGTGACCATCACCGGCTTTGCCCTTAACCGAATTGAGGAATAATGATGACCGAAACAATGAAAGCCTCCGGCACCCTGGCGCTCGGCGTGGAATATAACGGCGAGATGCACCGTGATTATGTGCTGCGCCTGCCGACCGTGGGTGATGAGATTGACGCCTCTGATGCCGACGTGCCGGACAGCGGCTTCGGCGTGGCGCTGATGGCGGCCTGCCTTGAAAAACTCGGCACCATCCCGAAGGAGAACCTGACGTATGACCTGCTGCGTGGGCTGCTCAGTGAAGACTATGAGCAACTCCGTGTGGCGCGAGACGAGCTGAAAAAAAAGCTGAAACCAGAGAGCGGCGCTGGCGGGACCTCCGACACGCCTGCGTCAGGCTCCGGCGATACGGCTACAGCGACGAAGACGTCCGGGCGCTGACCAAACCAGAGCTTGCCGGGGTGCTCGATGCCGTGCTGCGCATCGAGCACCCCAAAGCCTGGATGAAACAACAGCGCGGTGAGAGCCGCACCTATATCAGCCGTCGCCGTAAAGGTCCGCGACAGCGAAAACCACCCCGCAGGAAATAACGCATGGCCGGTCCGTTTGAAACGCAGTTCAGCGTGGGTGTGACTGATAATGCCACCCCAAAAATCAAATCAATCAGGAACGAGGTTCAGCGAATGCAGGAGGCGCGGGAGCGCCTGGGTGTGCGCAGCGAGCATACTATTCAGCGGGAGATAGCTGTAACCACTGCTTCGTTCAATCGTATGGCCCGAAGCGGTACGCTGTCTGCGGCAGAGCTGTCCCGCGCTTACGATAATATGACGTCGAAGGTATCGCGCCTGAATAAGGAGATGGCAGCGATAGAAAAGCGGCAGGAACGTATCAGTCGCAACCCTTCGCGTGAAGCCTATGAGACGCTGGGTATCCGCAGTGAACAGACTGTCCGGCGTGAAATTGCGCTGAATATAGCCGCCTATAATCGTCTGGCTCGCTCAGGGATGCTCTCCGCAAGCGAACAAAAGCGTGCGTATGAGCAGGTGACGGCGACCGTGGCAAAGTTGCGCCAGGAACTGGGCGAAACGGCCAGCCAGACATCCAGAATGGCGACTGGATTAAAGGTGGCCGTCGGTATTGGCTCCGGTGTCTTTGGGGCTGCGATGGTGCTGCGCCGTCCCGTCAGCGAGCAGATGGATTACGACAGCGAGCTGCGTCGCACAGCAAACTTCATGTACCGCGATCAGGGTGTTGAGGGGCGTCTTGGTGGCGTCAAAACCATTGACGAGAATGTCCGGGCGGCGACCCGTGCCGGTGGCGGCACCCCGGAAGAGGCCCTCACTGCGGCGGAGATGATGGCGCGCTCTAAAATGAACCGCCAGCAGGTGTTTGATGCACTGCCGGAAGTCATGAAGGTCCACTCCGCCACCGGTGCAGACGCGGAAGATGTCGCCTCCCTGATGACCTCCACCTATAACTTCGGCCTGTCCGGTAAGGATGCGCAGGCCGCGCTGGATGCGGCGACCACTGCCGCACAGAACGGACGCGCCGATGTGCCCATTCTGGCGCGCGAAGTGCCCCGTGGTCTGGAGAGTGCAAAATCAGCCGGTCTGTCCGGTAAACACGGTTTCGCACAGACGCTGGCACTGTTTGAGGTGGCGGCCTCGGTTGCCGGTGATGCGACCGAGGGGGCCACGAACGCCAACGACCTGCTGGCCGAACTCTCGTCAAACAACCTGAAGCACAATGCGAAACGGGTAAAGATACGCGGCAAAAAAGTCGATTTTCAGGCGATGGCCATCAGGGACATCTCTAACGGGCTGACGCCGCTCGATACCCTGTCGCATCTGGTGGATAAATATGACCAGTATGATCCGGCGGGTATTGCGCTGCGCAAAAAGCTGTCGCACGCCACGTCGGACACCGAGCGCCAGCGCTATCAGGATGCGCTGTCAAAACTGCACGGCGATCACATTTCTGCGTTTCTCACCAACCAGCAGTCGCGCAACGCCTTTTACGGCTATGAACGCAACAAGGATATGTTCAACAACATCACCGGGGATGTGGAGGCGCAGTTTAATTTGCCTGAAGGACAGCGCTCCACGGACGTTGACTATGGTGTGGTGAAAGACAGTAACAGCTTTAAGGTCGCTCAGGCGAAAAACGAAGAGCGCTATGCGACCAATGATGCCATGAAGGGAACCGCCAATGTGCTGGGTGACCTGGCGGAAAAAGGTTCACATCTGGCTGAAGAGTTTCCAAAGCTTGCCGAAGCGGCCGCCGGGGCGACGGTTGCCATTAAAGCGATGGCTGCAGCCGCCATCCTGCGCGAGGGGGCCGGACTGCTGACCGGGGGCGGTGGTGGCGGTCTTCTCGGCAAGGTACTGCGCAAAGGCGGCACTGTTGCCGGTGAAGCGGCAGAAACCGCAGGCGAAGTCGCCGAGAGTAAGCCCGGCTGGCTGACCCGGCTCGGTGGTTTTCTGCTGTCCGGCGGTAAAAAAGTGGTGTCGGGCGGGAAGAATCTGGTCACCAACGGCGTGCTGGAAGATGGCCTGCTGGAAAATCCGGTAGCGCTGGGCGTTGCCGGAATGTTCGTCCCGTCCGATACGGTCAGCGGCAGTGATGAAAGCCGTGAACTGAGCCGCCTGAAGGCGCGTAACCTCAACGAGAACTCACAGGGCAATATTCTGCCGTCCTCAGCGGAAGCCCTGAACATGCTGCAGAACTGGCCGGGACACAATGCGCCGGTCGGCGGGGCATCGCGGGCACCGCAGCCCCCACAACCGGCTCCCAACGTGAACGTTGTGGTGCGTCTTGACAGTCACGACATTGCAGCCGCCATTCAGGTGCTGATTGACAACAACAACCGCAGGCATGGCACATGAGCGATATGATAACCCAGCTGTCTTCCCTGCTGGGGATTGACACCCTGTTACCCGCCTCGTTCCGGGGCGTTAACTTCGAATGCCTTTACACCCGCGACACGCTGGCCCGCGATACGATCATGTACGCCCCTCCTTATCAGGATGGTGCGACAACGGAAGATCAGGGGCTGAAGGCGGTGAACTTTCGTCTGACCGCACTCCTGTTCGGCAGTGACTGGAAACAGCAGTTAAAGGCTCTTTTAACCACGTTTAAAACGGCGGGCGTCGGTGAGCTTGTCCACCCCGTTTACGGCCCCATCCCGAACGCGCAGTTTCTTGAAGCCGGTGTTGAAAAACACGTTGAACCGCTGGATGCGGTCACGGTGGAGCTGGTCTTTATCGAGTCCGGCACCGAACAGGCGCTGTTTGCTGCGGCGTCCGCCGATGAAGCCGCGCAGAGCATTTCACTGACCGGCAATGACCTGCTCGATGAAGCGGCCTCCGACTTTGCCAGCGCCCTGCAGGCCATGAAAGACCTGAAAAACGGGCTTGAGCAAATCAATAACGTGGTGGCCGAGGCGGAATACCTGCTGCAGACCGTCGAAGGCGAGGTACAGGGCACCGTGTCGGCGTTCAGCAATCTGCTGGATACCCCGGCAGCCTTCGTGAGCGATCTGAAAAGTGTACTCGATACCTTCAGCGACAGCCTGACGCTGACCGGTGCCAGCATCAGCGCCTCCTGGCTTTCCCTGACGCGTCTGACAACACAGGTGCTGGAGACCCCGGAAGACTATGCGAGCACGCAGGATGTGACGGTCGTCAGCCATCCGTTTTCCCTGCCGCTCAGCCAGACTATCGGTGTCATCGATGACGATACGGCACTGGTCACCCGTACTGCACAGCTGGTCACGGTGACCGAGCTTGCGGAAGTGGCCAGCACCATTCTGCAGAATGAAAGCGATTCCCCGTCACAGACCCGGACGCAGACCGAACGCGTGGTTAACGACACCCGACAGGCCATTGAGGATGCGATCGTCACCCAGCGTGCGGTGATGCAGGACAATATCAGAGCCGCCTCTGAGCAGAACGTCACGGCAGATACCCGCACCACGGCGGCCATCATCCGCAATCTGCAGGCGCTTGCTTACACCCTGCAGATGCAGGGTGCCGCGCTCATTCAGCGCCAGCCGCTGCTGGTCACCCGTGAAGTGGTACGCCACTGTACGCTGTCCATACTGGCGTTTGAATGGTATGGCGACGCCGGTCGCGCCGCCGAGCTGCTGCGCCTCAATCCCGGTATCCGTAATCCCAATAACCTGTTGCCCGGAGATACCCTGTATGCCTGCGCACGATGACCTTACGCCCGACGAGCGCCTGACCCTGTCGGTGGGCGGCGTGGCCCACCACGACTGGGAACGCTTCTCCGTTGACTCTTCCTTTCTTATCCCCGCCGATGCCTGGCAGCTGGACGTGGGTGTCAGCCACAGCCGCTTACCGCCAGAAGTGGTGCCCGGGGCGCGCGTCATTCTCTCCGCCAGCGGCGAGACGGTCATGACCGGGCTTATCGACGATGTCAGCGAGATGGTGACCCGCAGCCAACATCTGCTGACGCTCTCCGGGCGGGATAATGCCGCCGCACTGGTGGACTGCTCGGCTCCGGTCTTCACAGAATCAGAGCTGACGCTTGATGAGGTGATGCGCAAGGTGGTTGCCCCATTTGGCATCACGAAGACGGCCATTCATGCCGATAAGTCCGTGGCCCCGAAAAAATTCACCATCAATCCCGGCGAAACCGCATGGGAGGCGCTCCTGAAAGTGGCGGAAGTCAACGGCTTATGGCCGTGGGTAGCCCCTGACGGCACGCTTATCATCGGCGGCCCGGATTACAGCACGCCGCCTGTTGCCACGCTGACGATGACCCGTGACCGTGGCGGCAATATTCTGGCGCTCAACCGTCAGACCAGTATCGCCGGTCGGTATTCGCAGGTCACGGTACTGGCGCAGGGGCACGGCACCCGCCACCATGACGGGGTGCATGACCGTAAGGGAACCGCCACCGATACCGGCTTTACGCTGTACCGTCCGTTCATACGCTCCATGTCGGATACCGATACGGATGATGAGGCTACCGCACGCGCCCGTAAGATTTTGTCAGATTCGCGCCTGAAGGCGCTGACGCTGACGGTCACTGTGCGCGGGCTGCGCACGCCTGATGGCGTGCTGTGGGCACCGGGGCAGCGCGTGGCGGTCAAAAGTGAAATCCATGGTATCGACGGCATCTTTTTTATGATGTCGCGTACCCTGCGGGGCGGGCGCGGTGTTCCGCAAACCACCGTGATGGTGCTGAAAGAAGACGGTATCTGGATACCCGATGCTTACCCGCACCGTCGCCACAAACGCAAAGGGAAGCATGCCGAAGGGACGTGGACTGACTGGAGGGATATCAGGTAATGGACGTGGTAGGTATTATTAACCGACGTATCGGACAGGCGCTGGCGGCAATCCGTCTGCCGTTCCGGGCGGTACTGACCCGCATCACGTCAGAAGGCGGCGTGATGACCGCACAGCTGGACGGGCTGGAGTCAGAGTCACTGCAGGCGCTGGAGGTGTTTCAGCAGTACGGCCTGACCTCCGTGCCGCCTTCAGGAACGATGGCCGTGGTGATACCCGTCGGCGGGAATTCGAGCCACGGCATTGTGGTGGCGACGGAGAACAGCGCATATCGCCTGCAGGCGCTGGAAGACGGCGAGGTGGCCATTTACACCAGCGAAGGGGCCACCATCGTGCTGAAGAACGGCAAAATCATTGAGTCCCACTGCGATGAGTTTCGCCTGTACTGTAAAAAACATGTCGTCAATGCGACCGACAGCGTGGAATTTAACACGCCGCAGCTGACCGCATCACAGAACGCCACCGTGAAGGGCCTGCTGACCGGCTCCGGGGGAATGAGTATATCCGGCGATAACGGCTCTGGCGTGGCGGCAAGCTTCGCGGGTGATATCAGCCATACCGGCGGAACCATCACGTCCGTCAGCATCAGAATCAACGGCGTTGAAGTTGGTACGCACCGGCACCAGACGCCGGACGGTATGTCCGAAGGCCCGCAGAACTGACACCTCCCGCTTCACTCCCGTAACACGCAGGGCTTTCGCGCGCGCGATACCCTGCGGCAATGGAAACACGACTCGATCCTTCAACCGGCGATTACACCGACACCCGGACCACTGGTCTGGAAAATGCCGTGTATGTCCGCCTGACAACACCGCTCGGCAGCTGGCTCTATAACCCGTTGCTGGGTTCCCGTCTGCATGAACTGCCGCGCAAGGACACCGAAGAAGTCCGGGCGCTGGCTGAGTCATACGCGTGGCAGGCGCTGCAGCCGCTGGTCAGCGACGGGCGTGCGACCTCCGTCACCGTCTCTGCCACCCGACGTCGTGCGGGCTGGATTGATATGTCGATAGTGGTCGAGCGCCCGGACGGCGGGCTTGTCACCTATGAACATCCGGTACGGGTGGTGTAACGATGCCTCTGATTATCCCTTCTCAGGAACAATTGCTTGACCAGTATCTTGAGGTGCTGAAAAACCAGCAACCTGATGCTGACACGGCTGACGACAGTGACCACGTCATTCGCGGTAACGCCACGTCGGACATGGTCGGCGGTCTATACCAGTATATGGCGTGGGTGCTGCGCCAGATGTTCCCTGACACCGCTGACGACGATTATCTGCTGATACACGCCGCCCAGCGCGGACTGTACCCGAAACAGCCGACACCGGCAGGCGGTAGCGCCACCCTTTCCGGGACGCCCGGACTGGCCTTTTCTGCGGGTCTGACGTTTCGCGTCATGGGGAATGACACGCTCTACCAGACCACCGATGACGGAGCGCTGGACGGTGACGGCAAGGCTACCGTGGGTGCGCGCGCCACCTCGTCCGGCACCGCCGGGAATATCGCGGACGCTTCGTCTGTCAGCGCGGTGCTGACCTCACCGCCCTCCGGTATGGACAGCGCGGTGCAGCTTGTGAGTATGTCCGGGGGGACGGATAAGGAAACGCCAGCCGCGCTGCTGGATCGTCTGCTGGACGTCATGCGCCAGCCCCCGGCGGGCGGTAACGCCCACGATTACAAGGTATGGGCAATGTCTGTCGACGGCGTTGGGGGTGCGTGGGTTGACCCGCTGCGACGCGGTCTCGGCACGGTTGACGTGCTGATAACCGGCACGGACGGTCCGCCGTCACCTGATACCGTCAGTGCGGTGCAGGCGTATATCGACAGCGTCCGCCCGGTCACAGCCAAAGACTGCCATGTGCTGGCTCCTGCTGATCGCAGCGTCGACCTCAGTATTGCCGTGGATTTCAGCAGCGACACGACGCTTGATGCCGTCACGGCGGACGTGAAAACCGCCGTCAGCCTCTACTTCAACGCGCTTCTGCCGGGGCAAATTGCGGTTCGTAGCCAGCTGGGCGCGCTGATTTCGGAAGTACCCGGCGTGGCGGACTACGACATTCTTATTCCTGCCGCCAACGTCATACCCGAGGTGGATGCCACCACGGTGGAATGGCTGCGCGCGGGTGATACCAACGTCAGCAAAATGGCGACCTGAGATGACCACAGACGAGTACCTGAACATGCTGGCGCTTCTGCTCCCGCCGGTCAGCTATAACCCGAACGGCAGGAATATGCGGGCCGAACTGATGGCGGAAGCGACGCTGCTCAGTCGGGCGGACCGGGTAGGCAGCAACATGCTGACCGCCATCAATCTGACCTCCTGCGTGGATTTTCTGGCGGACTGGGAGCGTGTTTACGCGCTGACGCCGTCACCGGGCGACACGCTCCAGCAGCGCCGCCAGCGCATTCTGGCCAAGATGTCAGAAACGGGCGGCCTGAGCCGGGCGTACTTCATTCAGCTGGCGAAAGCGCTGGGGTACGGTATCACTATCACCGAGCCTGAACCCTTCCGCTGTGGGCGTAACCGCTGCGGCGACCGTCTGTGGACACCGGATATTATCTGGGTGTGGATAGTGAAAATTGAATCGGGCGAAAAAATACCGGTGTACCGCTTTCGCTGTGGTGCGTCAGCGACCGGCGAACGGCTGACCTCCTTCGGGCGAAATTACCTTGAGGGGATATTTCAGGAATTAAAACCGGCCCACACGCAGGTGGTATTTGATTATTCAGAGAGCGCGTAAAGATGAAAAACATTATTAATCCGGTAGACACCGACGACAGTTTATTTCACGACGGCGACCCGACCACCGAAACCGAGGGAACGATTGTTTACGCCCGTATCATGAATGATATTCAGGGGGCGACAATCGATCTCCAGACGGAGATGCAAAACGTCCTGACTGACGCCGGAATTAAACCCGACCCGGCAAAAGAAAATCAGCTATTAACAGCCATTCAGAAAATTATTACTGATGGCATCACCACCGGCGTTAAAGATGCCACCACCACGCAGAAAGGCATCGTGCAACTCAGCAGCGCCACCGACAGTGATGACGAAACCACCGCCGCCACGCCGAAAGCGGTTAAAGCTGCCATGACGGCGGCCAGTGCTGCCGCCAGTGCCGCTATCAGTGCTTATCCTGTCGGTGCTCCCATTCCGTGGCCTTCGGATGTACTGCCGCCTAAAGACCCCGGTTCAGACGGAGAATCCTATGCGTTTATGGCGGGACAGCAGTTTAATGGCGCTGTTTACACCAGGCTTGCCACAGTCTATCCAGGTGGTGTTATCCCGGACATGCGCGGCCAGACCATCAAGGGCAAACCCGCCTCTGGTCGTGCCGTTCTGTCGCTGGAGCAGGACGGTATCAAGTCTCACGGACATACGGCAACAGCGGCGGCAACCGACCTCGGCACCAAAGCGACAACGTCGTTTGATTACGGTACGAAAACTGCCAGCACGTTTGATTACGGCACGAAAACGACAAATGTCACCGGAGCGCACGTTCACACTTATACAAATGACCACACAACAGGTTCTCTTCGTGGTCCAGATGGTGGTGAGAACTCATCCGGGCCAGCCAATACCAGTAGCGCGGGTGACCACAGCCACACCGTGGCCATTGGCACTCATAACCACTCCGTCGCCATCGGCGCACATACCCATAACGTCGTAATCGGCTCCCACGGCCATACCGTCACAGTGGATGCCGCCGGTAACGCTGAAAACACCGTTAAAAACATCGCACTTAACTATATTGTGAGGCTGGCATGATTAAACTGATTCTTTCCGCCCCCGTTCCGGCAATGGCGGAGGCATTTAAACGCGCTTTTACTGATGCTGAAGGGGTGACGGTCGTCAGCGCTCCCTT